TAGTCTGTCCTACGAAGACAAGCTCGCGGCTTTCTATTCCGTGGTCAAGCGAATTCATAAGGGCGACATGATCGACAAGGGCACGTACAGATATGTTCTCTATGACGTCTTTGACTTTGGGCCAGATGCCTATTCAGTCGGAATGGAATGCGGATATATGGATCTGCACAACGCTATCGATACAAAAGACTATTGACATTAATTCAGTACTTGATATAATAGTCTTATCAACACAGGAAATATGAATATGCCTTCTGAAACTCCAAAGATGCCCGGCGAAACTTATTATAGTCTTCTTCGTCATGGTGCCTCGAAGGGCCTAGGTCTTCAGGCCGGTGAGGTCGCTTGGTATCCTAACAAGAATGATCCCGACGCGCGAGCTCTTAGATTGGCCAAGCGTCTGGGCGTCTCTGCTCTGATCATGGCTATCGTGGCCACCGTCATCGGCCTCAGAGTGGGTAGTATGTAAAAGCATATATAGTATTGTTCGTTGATACGGACTAAAAGCTGATGAAGACCGGGGTGCGATTCCCCGCGCCTCCACCAGTAAATGCATACGGGCCCGCGGCCATAAAGCTCTTGAAGACAGTTCTAGCAATCCTCTTCTTTGAGTCGTATGCATTTACTTATGGGGGCGATCAGGATCGATTCGCAGCGAGTAGGAAAGTGGAGAACACGGCAAGATACCGGCCGACAATCAGGTCAAAACGTCAAATGCTAACGATAACAGCATGATGGAGACCCGCCTAGCGGCGTAAGTCATCCGGGGTATGGGCACCACCTAGCAACAGAACGGGCCTACTTCCCTCAATTTGGAGAAAATATTATGGCAGAAAACACTAAGCTATCGGCGTTCATTCTCCTCGATCGTTCTAGCTCTATGAGCGGCGCTCGATGGGAAAATGCCATCGCTTCTATCAACAAGTACGTTGATACTCTTAAGACCGATAAGGTCGATGCCGACATTACTCTGGCTGCCTTTGACTATCATGGCACGCCTCAACCAAACTATGCTGGTATTCAGGTCGGCGGTCTGCAGATGAGACCCATCGAGCCGTTTGCTCAGCAAGATGGTTTCTCTTTTACGGTTCTTCGTGATAAGGCCAACATCAAGAAGTTCAAGACGCTGCAGCCCGGCGAAGTTGCTCCTCGTGGTAGCACTCCTCTGTACGATGCCACGGCTCGTCTGATCAATATGGCCGATTCAGCCAATAATGAGAAGACGGTTATCATCATCATGACCGATGGTGAAGAAAACTGCTCGCGTCAATACAATCTTTCTAGCATTCGCGATCGCATCGCTACTTGCCAGAAGCGTGGTTGGGAAGTTCTCTTCCTTGGCGCCGAGTTTAATGCCGATCATATCGCTAGTTCGTATGGTCTGGCAGCCGGCAAGGTCATTAATACATCGCTGCGTAATATGGACGCCTCGATGAGCTTCATGGCTGCTTCATCTACTAATTACACTCGTACGGGTGAGGCCATCGACACTCTGAGTGTCAAAGATAAGATGGCTAAGAGCGCGTAATGAAGAAGACAACCATCAATGAGTTTGACGCTCCACTAGTCGTCAACAACCCGATGTTCTCCATTCAATCGGATGAATATCTAGATCAGGTAATGATAAATAAGATTATCGTTCTGCCCCTGAACCATATTCAGGGTAACATTGAAAAGAAAGCTGCCAGGGACTCTGTGATCATAGTCCTTAGCGGCTCAGGATCAATGGAGGTAAATGAATCGAAGGTGCAGATCACTGCGGGGGACGTCATTAGCGTCAAGGCGTCCGAGACCTTCACTATTACTAACGAAACGCTCGATTCATCTATACAATTTATTTCGCTATTGTCTAAGAAATGAATTGACTTCCTCCCTATAAAGGAGAAGCCAAATGGGTTTCAAAGCAAACTACAACTCAGAGGCAGCTCTGCTTCTGAGTATTATGATTATTTTTTCGTTGCAGATGTCAGCTAATGCCTATGCAACACCAACGGAGCCTGAACCACTCGTACATGAGTATCTTCAGGCTCCGTTACCTGAAGTACATGTACCAGTACCAGAAGTACCCGCGAAGCCTCAGCTCAACACCGACGAGCTCGATTGTTTAGCCGAGGCAGTATACTTCGAGAGTAAAAACGAGTCTCACAGGGGCCAGCGCGCGGTGGCTCACGTCATAGTAAATCGAACCAAAAATGATAGGTTCCCTTCTACCGTGTGTGGGGTAGTAAATCAAAAACACAAGCGTACTTGCCAGTTTTCTTATAAGTGCGATGGCAAGCCAGACGTTCCCAAGAACAAAGAAGACTATGAAACGGCTAAAGAAATAGCCGAAAATGTTCTGGATGGTGAAAAGGACACCACAGCGGGAGCTCTTTTCTTTCATAACAATACCGTGCGACCGGCTTGGGCTAAGCCGTCTAGATTGACCGCGGTCATTGGTAATCATAAGTTTTATAGAGGATGATATATGGCGATTATTGGTAAAGCTAGAGAGTTCTACGAGGCAGTAGAAGCTCTTGTCTGGAAATACGATATCGAGTACATGGATGCCGTGATTATGTACTGTGAAAAGAACAACATCGAGATCGAGAGTATCGCTACTCTTATTCGTGGAAACGAGAATTTCAAGAGCAAGATTCAGATCGAAGCCGAGAAGCTCAACTTTCTTCCCAAGACTGCTAGACTCGATATCTAATGGAGGCATTTGACGCATACTTGATGTACCTCGCTCTCAAGAGACACTTTACTCTTGGGAGCGGGTACGACTACTTCAAATATAATGGTAAGACTAATGCGTCTAAGGCCTCGTTTGACACTAGAAGAGACAGATACTCTTTTCATAAACTCTCTAAGAAGGATCATCCTCGAGACTTCTTAGTGGCTAACTTCGTGAGGCACGGGACCAATCTCTGGATAGGAGATTTGGTCTCGGAGCCCAAGTACGAAGAGACATACAAGGCATGGCTCAAGCGCAAAGAGTCTATGACCTACACATTCAAGAATGATCTTGAAAAGCTATCTAGTCTGGATGGAGCTCTCAGAACAAACTCCGGAGACTATCCAGAGCTTCTAAAGCTTATGACAAAGAACGAAGTGTGTATCGAGACGGTTATTGTTCTCAATGACATGCTCAAGTTCATGGACAAATGGAACAAGGATATTTCGGATCCAGTCATTTGGCCAGAGATATATAATATGTGCGTAAAGTACAAACCCTTTATCGAATACGACGCGGATAAGTTAAAGAGAGTTGCGATTGAGACCGCGTGTTAACTATGGAGAAGACATGAACGGACCTAAACTTATATTGACAAACAACGGTCTTCCGATGCACTTGGGCGGCTCAGAAGACTTCGTCCATACCGACGAGGGCGCTCTCAACTATCTTGTCGAGAACTTCGGCATCAAGTCTTGGCTTGATATCGGCTGTGGTCCTGGCTGGATGGTAAAGATGGCCAAAGAAAAGGGCATCGACGCTTATGGCGTCGACGGCGACTTCACGGTCACTGTGCCCGAAGAAATCAAGGATCGACACTTCATTCACGACTTCTCTACTGGTCCTTGGGTCTGCCCTACTCGTGAGAAGTTCGATCTGGCTTGGACTGTCGAGTTTGTGGAACACGTCGAAGCTCGTTATATTCAAAACTTCGTGACTCCTATGCAACGCTGTAAGTACGTTGTCATGACTCACGCTTTCCCGAATCAGCCCGGTCACCATCACGTCAACTGTCAGACTACAGAGTACTGGGTCCATATCATGAGAGCCTTTGGCTTTGAAGCCGACGTCGATGCTACCAACGCTCTGCGTCAGTCTTCTACTATGGCCGAGAGATACATCAGACAACAATCCCTCTTCTTGAGGAATCTTAACTATGGCGAATAATGTCATTAAGACTGGTACAAACAGTAAGATAGTAAGAACCAAGACTTGTGGTACCAGAACTTATACTAGGAACGGCCCTGGATCAAAGTGGAAGATTACTGGATACAGTAATGCAGCTAAACCACCAAGAAAAAGACGTCCTAAGTAGTTGACATTAATTGAAAAAAGTAGTATATATAGAATATGCGACCGTTCTCCTGGGAGAGGACTCAGCCTTCCAAGCTGATGGAGTGGGTTCGAATCCCATCGGTCGCTCCAATCATCATCATGAAGTACTGTGAAGCTTAAACATACATTGCACATACAAAAAACATACGGAGAAATACAATGACTACATCTTTTGCAAATCTTAAGCGTTCTAGCCAAGAATCACTGACTAAGCTCACTCAAGAGCTTACCAAGATCAACTCCCCCACTTCAAACAAGTCGAGCGACGACGATCGCTTTTGGAAGCCCGAGACTGACAAGGCCGGTAACGGTTCTGCTGTCATTCGCTTCCTGCCGGCACCCGCTAATGAGGATATGCCGTTCGTTCGCGTTTGGGATCATGGATTCCAGGGTCCGACTGGTAAGTGGTACATCGAAAAGTCTCTGACCACGATCGGTCAGAACGATCCGGTTGCCGAATATAACTCGGAACTCTGGGCAGTATCGGAAGACGACAACTCTCCCACTCGTAAGCAGGCTCGCGCTCAGAAGCGCCGTCTGCACTTCATTTCCAACATCCTGGTCGTTCGCGATCCGGCTAATCCTGAAAATGAAGGCAAGGTCTTCCTCTTCCAGTACGGTAAGAAGATCTTCGATAAGCTCAATGATCTGATGAATCCTCAATTCGAAGACGAGACTCCCATCAATCCATTTGATATGTGGAGTGGCGCTGACTTCAAGCTGAAGATTCGTAAGGTCGAAGGCTATCGCAACTACGATAAGTCCGAGTTCTCTGATGC